TCTTTGCTCCGATATTATCGGTAGCTTTTCTTGTCATAACAAATTCACCCGGCTCTAATCTTGCTAGGGTTATGTCCCCAGGTCCTTGGTCCAAGCTCGCTAATCCACCGTGTTTCATCTCAGGTGGGGGTGCATTTGCATATCCTACGCCTGGCATTAATGCAGGCTGTAAGTTAAAAATTCTGTAATCAGGCATACTGCCTAGTCCTTGTCCTTGCCCAACAGCGCTAAATGCGTCGCTTCCAATTGGGACTACTTCGTTTGGATCATCTCTGTCTTGCTTTCTTAACTTATTAATCATTGCTAATTTAATAAGTGTTTCTAGCCCACTGCCTCCAAGAAGACCTTCTCCTCCAAGAAGACCACCAGATCCACCACCTTTCTTACCGTCGCCACCGCCACCGCCTAGAAGCCCTGCAAGTCCTTGTCCCCCAGTAAACATTTGATTTAATTTAGGTCCAATCCCCCAACCAAAAATACCTTGGTACTCGTCTTGTTGATCTTTAAGAATGTCATACGCAAAATCTGGGTCGCTTTCATATAACCATTGAAAAGGATCTCCTTCAGAATACTCAATTGGATTTATGGTTGTAACAGTGTCATCACTGTATTCTCCTGTAACTGGATCAATTCCTAGTTCCTTAAACAAATCGTCGCTAAAAGCTGAATCTGTAGAAGTTTCTTCGTCGCCAGACCACCAGTCACCAACATTGGCAAAAATGCCTTTATCATCTTGTCCGGGAGTAATGTACTCCCATGTATCTGTTAGCCAATCCCACATAGTATCTCCTATAATATCTCTTTTTCTATTCGTTGTCTTGTTTGTTAGAAGCGCCAAAATAAAACGATATGATAGCACTTGCTAACCCACCAAGGTAGCCTAATACAAGATTTATCAAAGCCTCTGAGTTCTGCTCTGGGGGCTGGATGGTTACTAAAAATATATAGCCCATAAACCCACCTACTACAGCTATACCTATTACTCTAGCCGTCCAATCTTTGCTAAATTTAGTTCTTGCGTCCTGTATATCGGCTGTTTCTAATGCAAACAGATCTATATCAAGTTCTTTCATCTTAACTTCAAAGTCTGTTTCTACCTTTTTTAGCTCTGCTAATTGCTCAGGAGTAGCTGTTTCCATTGCTTTTTGTATCTTCTTTGGTTCAGGATCACATCCTAATACCTCTGAAATCATGTTTGCAGCCATACCGCCCATAGGACCACCTAAAGCGGTGCCTATAGTTGGGGCTACTGTTCCTACTAACGTTTTTAATATACCTAGTTTCATTATGGTCTCCTTGATGATTTTTTATAATTAGACAGTTTGCTCTTTTTCACTTTCTTAATGTCCGCAGAAGTAATCTTATTACGAGGTTTGGCCACTCTAGCCAATCTCTTTTGCTTCTTAGTGTACTTACTAAACGGCATATTAATCTCCTTCCAAGACTCTATTTCTTAATCTAATGGCCCTATCTCCTACTTGAGATGCCCATTTAGAGTCCAACATCTCAACCGCAGCGGTTTCCCAATCACTTTCTTGCATAGCACCAATAAACTTTTTAAATTTACTGAGTCTAGGATAGCCTAAATTAAAGCACATATTAGCTAAAACACGTTGTCTATTGTCTCCTAGTCCTCTCCACCATGGAGCATTTCTATCTAATTCAGAACAAACAATATCAATATCTTTATTTAAACATTCTCTAATTCTATCATTTGATACAGATGTGCCGACAGATTTTCCAAATTCAGGCTCATTATCTAAGATTAAATGTCCCACTCCAAACGTTGCAAAGCCTAAATGGTCCTCATAAATCTCATCGATAACGCCTTCGTCTACTTTCAGTTCTTCTATTAATTTGTTTCTATCCATCATAGTATCTTTATCGTTGTTGCTCCATTTGTTGACACAGATAACTCTCCTAAACCAGTTACTCCTTCTACTCCTCGTTCTGTTCCTACATATAGATCTACCCACTGCTTACCATTCCATACTTGTAGTTGACTTGTAGAAAGGTTCCAAATTATATCTCCTGCTGTAAATTTATTTTCATCTCTTTGTGTTGCATTAACTGATAACGTTGCATCAACATCTACCTTATTTAAATTTAATTCTAATACTCTTACTAAACGATTGAATGTCTCAGGAGATAGTTCCCCCATAGCTACAGGCAATCGCGTTTCTAAAATCTTTGCCATTATCTTCTACCATTTGGTCGCACATCCATACGCATAGCACCCACTCTAAACCCAACGCCAGATCTAACTCCTAAAGATCCGTCATCATCTGATTCAATTCTAAGGGCAGCTTGTCTTGCTCTAAGCCTAGTATCTATCTTTGTAGTTGTTGCAGTGCAAGTGTTTGTTGAATCAGTGGATAAACTTTCTCCGGGGTAGTTCCTTTGCTTTAAAACAACATTAACAGTTTGGCCACTTCCTCCACTTCCTGTAAATTTAATATCTGGGATAATCTTATTAATAGCTTGGAACTCTTCTCCGTTGCCTAATGCAAAGTCACTGGACTCTATATAGACGTTATCCATTGGTGAACCGTCAGCATCATTTCCCGTTTCATGGTTATACAAATAACCTACATCGCTTGTTGTATAAGAACCTATAGGAGCATCAAATATTCCTTCATCTACCCAAGATGTTCTGTTTAATTCGCCTATGCTCCAAACACTGTCTTCGTAATTAAACACAACGTATTTACTAATCGTTGTTTCTCCCGCAGCGCAATAGAACCAACCTACTTCATCAAATTCTTTATTTAAGAATCCAAACACTTGGAAGGCCTGACCTTCATTTAGATTGCTAAATACATAATCTTGTACTGTGCACGGTATGTCTTGAACAGTTCCGTTGTAGGTATAAAACCCTTTTTTATCCATCCAAAATATACCTTTGGGAGTATTAACAGCAGCGTTAGGTCCAATAAGCCCCACCCCTTCATTCACTAAATTAACTCCGAAAGTAAAAGGCTGACCGACAAAGGTCATTGAATAAAGTGAAGTATCTGTCCAAACCAAAGTTTCTTGTCTGGCTCTGATTGCTCCAATAATTTGTGAGCCCGCTGATAATCTAAAAGACCCGGCAGTATTAGTGGATAAAGGCTCCCACTGAGCGGCGTTCTCTTGGTCACTCCATGCAATAAACATTGGGTCTACTGCTCCTGTTCGAGAACTTCCAGAAATAGGATCTGCTCCAAAACAAATAACGTGTCTGTCTATATCACTAACTAAAGTTTGTAGCGCTATTGTAGGAGCTAAGTTTGCTCCAGATAAACTTGTTAAAGGGGTTGCTCTAGTTGTCCCTAAAGTAGCGGCACTAATATCAAAATAATATATTCCGCCAGCTCTCACATTCATAATCAGATCTTCACCAAAATTATCATGCGACCATAATCTTAATTGATTAGAAGCTGTAATTGCCGTTGCCGACCCCCATGTTCCAGCACCCCATGTTCCAGCACCCCAACCTGTTGATTCTACATATACGTCTAGTCCTACGTTGATTTGATACGCTCCTACTACGGAACTACCACCATTACCGCTGTCACTAGCGTTTGCTGTAACCGTGTCTCCGTCTGTGTCTTTTGCGGTTATCGTATAAGCATTAGCTGAGGTAACTAAAAGAATTTGATATTCTTGGTTTAAAACATCAGCAGTAACTAAACCGCCTAAAGTAGCAGCACCACTAAAAGTAACGAAATCACCAGTAACTGCTCCATGGCTTGTATCAGTTACTGTTATTGTAGAACTACCGTTAGTGGCAGAAAAAGTAACATCCCCAGCAGAAGTCGTAACTCTTAAAGGAGTAATATCGTAAAAATTATCTCCCTCTTTAATGTAATACTTCCAAGTAGCTCCTATTCCTAAGTATTTAGTGATTTCTAAATCCACCCAAGCGTGTAACGCTCTAGCTGTGGATTTGAAAGTGTTTAAGGTGTTCTTTGCCCAACCACCTATTTTTTCAGGTAGACCTTTACGGAATCTTATGAGATTAGAATCGAACCACCCACCATCATTAGAGTAATCCGTTCCTTCTCGGTTTATCCCTGGTCGAAATATAAACTTTTCTAATGACATTGCACATTCTAAAAAACTTGACTACTAAGTATGCTGGCCATTCCAATGATTAAAGAGGCAAGTGTTGTAATAATTAACACTTCAAGACGTTTGATCCTATAAATAGTCTCACGCCACCTCTCGGCACAAACTGCTTCGTGCTTATCTAAATCGGCTGCAACTTCCATGGTAGTCCGTCTAGGCATTATTTATCCTTAGCTTTTCCTATGTTTAAAGCTAAAAAATCTATAGCCTTATAAAGCTTACCTAACAACTCATCTCCTTTAGGAGTAGGTGTTATGGCAGCCACTAATGAAGCTATTGCAATAATAGCAGTTATCCACATGAATATATTAATATATAACATTATTCTTCCTCTTCTGTTTCTGTTGGTTGTTCAGTCATATCCCAACAATTAAGGTTGGAAGCGACAGTTCTTCTTTCGCCTTCTCCCTTGAAAGGATATACCATGTGTTGCAACCAAGAAGGGAAAACCAACAACTTCCCTACTTCTGGTTGTATAACAAAAGACTGAGGCGGTCTCAATCTATCTGTATTCATTAATTCGTTTCTGCCGTATTGAAAAGCAATGTAGCCATCGCAATCACCTGACGCATTGTATAAGGAATAGCTAGATGTTCCAGCAGTAGGTTGATCTAGTATCTGTTGCGGAACTTTTGTCCAGCTAGTCGAAGATATACCCATAATGGTTTTAGTGCCGTGATCGTGTATAGGGTTGTAATCGCCTTCATAACTATGTACTGACCAAGTTTCATCTATAGCTACAGCTTTAGGTGTTTTTAACATTGCTCCAGTATTCTGAGAGAAGAAATTAATATAATCTGCTCCCAAACCACATACAAAATCCGTATATTCTTTTACTCTAGGGTCAGCGTTATCCATAAGTAATTGTTCACCTTGTGCTATTTGCCCAACCAAAGTATCAGCTAAAGACTTCTTATTTTCATCTTCAACGTATTCGTCAAGATAATCATTCAAGTCCTCAACCATACCCTCTGGCATCTGTGTCTCCATGACATAGACACTAGGCATATTATGTACTGTTACTTCTGCCATTAACTAGGTACGCTAAATGAATCGTCAGGTACTGGATTACTAGGTGGATTTGTAATAACCGAATCCACTTGACTAGCAAATACTGCATCCCATTGAGACACAGGACATAGTGCTACTAAGTCTGCATTACTAAACGTGCCTTTCGCTGCTTTAGTAAAGTTTGTTTCTCCTGATACTGGATCAACTGATTCTACACCTGCATTAAACGTACTGGTGTAGTAAGTTGCATCACCTTCGCTGTCGTTTTCGTACTGCATTTCCAAATGCCATTTTTCCACTTTACTGGATTTGACATAGGGAGTGGTTTTTACTAATTTTTTAGTTACTGCCATTTTTTACTCCTTTATTTAAGTTTATCTTCTAATTCTTCGACCTTTGCCGAAAGTTCTTGTACTGCTTTGGTTAGCATAGGTATAAGTGCTGTTTCACCAACTCTTTGTTGTCCTGTTTCATCATCATCATCCCACATACTAAATCCATCTTTAATATCACTGTGTTTATCAATAGTTTCTTTAACTTCTTGTGCTATAAAACCGTGTTGACTTTTTTCGCTTTTATAAACCTCTGTAGAATCTTCTTCGTAACCTCTAAACTCTGTAGGTAAATCACCTTTATTTCTATAGTTGAAGGTTACAGGTCTTAGGTCATTTATAAAGTTTAATCCTACTGTAGAATCTTCAATATCTTTTTTAACTCTTTCGTCTGAAACAGTTGCCCATGTTGCAGTTCCATGTGCTGCTCTAATATCTGAAGTTGTGATACCAACAGTTGTATACCCACTAACAGCAGAAAGACCATAGCCTAATGCGTTGCAATTATTGCTTGAAACATCTCCTGTATCAATATTCATTCCAACTAACGAACAAAAACTTGCAGTAGTTATATTATCACCACACGCGTACCCGAGTGCTACGTTATATGCTCCTGTAGTGTTTGCTGATAAAGCATAAGCACCCATAGCAACATTATTTTCTCCTGTTGTATTAGCGTATAAAGTCCTAGAACCAAAACCACAATTGTAATCTGGATTGTCCGAAGAACCTGTGTATCTTCCAGACAAAAATCCAACAAATGTATTTTCTGTTCCAGATACTAACGCTGACCCTGCATCACCTCCTATAGCAAGATTATAGTTTCCTGTTGTTACGGCTGCTAATGCATTAGCACCAACTGCTGTGTTTTCAGTACCTGTACTGTTATTTACTAAAGCACTTGCACCTACTGCTGTGTTATCAGCACCTGTATTATAATAAAGAGCCTGATTACCAACTGCCGTGTTACTGCCGCTTGTTGTTACTGTATATAAAGCTTCTTTACCTACTGCTACATTAGCAGCACCCGTCGTGTTTGCTGTTAAAGCCTGTCTACCAACTGCCACGTTTCCTGAAGCGGTTGTAGCATAGCGTAAAGCAAGAGAACCAACGGCTGTATTTTCCGAGCCTGTGGTGTTTGTGTTCAAAGCATACCTACCAATAGCAGAATTGTTTGCTCCTGTGGTGTTTGATGCTAAAGCAGATTCCCCAAAAGCGTCATTGTAACTTCCTTCTGTGTTTGCTGCTAAAGCACTTTTACCAACGGCTGTATTACTTGCCCCTGTGGTATTGCTTCCTAAAGAACTTTTTCCAACTGCTGTGTTGTAACTTGCAGTAGTAGAGTTTGATAAAGCTCCATAACCAATCGCAACACTTTCAGCACCAGTAGTATTAGCATCTAAGGCTTCTGAACCCACTGCTACATTTTCTGCTCCTGTAGTGTTTGCTCCTAGAGCAGTATAGCCAACGGCTGTATTGTTATCGGCTGTGGTGTTTAAAATTAAAGCATTTGTACCAACTGCTGTGTTAAAAGATGCTGTGGTATTAGCACCTAAAGCTGATGTTCCTACTGCTGTATTGTTTGCTCCTGTAGTGTTAGCATCTAAAGCAACTCCACCAATCGCTGTATTTTGTGAAGCTGTTGTGTTTGCTGTTAAAGCACCTTTGCCCACAGCAACATTAAGTGTACCTGTGGTATTTGCTTCTAAAGCTCCTCTACCTACTGCTGTATTATTAGATACTGTATTTACTGCTAAAGCACCTCTACCAATAGCTGTATTTGCAGCAGTATCAACTAATGCTGATAAAGCCTGATAACCTAAAGCAGTATTACTGCTACCAGTTGTTATAGCATCTCCTGCTTCAGAACCAACTGCTGTATTATTGACGGCTGTGGTATTTGCTAATAAAGCATCTTTACCAACCGCAGTATTGTTTGTTCCTGTGGTATTAGCTGTTAAAGCACCAGAACCAACTGCGGTGTTATCTGCTGCGGTATTAGCTTTAAGCGCATCTAAACCAACTGCGGTGTTGTTTGCTTGTGTTGTAGTGGCAAGTAAAGTATCAGGACCTATGGCTGTGTTACCTGATCCAGTAGTTATTGCACCACCAGCATTATCACCTACTAAAGTTGTATTATCTGCTGTAGTTACTGCATCCCCCGCAGCATATCCAACTGCGGTGTTGTTTGTACCAGAACTATTTGCAGTTAATGCTAAAGTTCCTACTGCGGTGTTATCAGCAGCCGTTGTTGCTACCAATAAAGCACCTGATCCAATCGCTACGTTATTTCCGCCTGTGGTTAAAGCACCACCTGCATTATCGCCTACTACAGTGTTATCTGAACCAGTTGTTACTGCATCTAATGACGCTTCACCTATCGCTACGTTATCCGTTCCTGTTGTTAAAGCTGTTCCTAATGATCCGCTTCCTAGTCCTACGTTACCTGTTCCACCTGTTAAATCTAAAACGTCAGTAACGGCAGCACCTGAACCAGCACCATCACAAACAATCATCTTTATTCCGCCATTAGGAATAACTACGTTTGAGCCTGTTCCTTGTGTAATAGTTACTGTATCACCAGCACTGTTTTGAATTACCCAACATTTATTAACTGTGTTGGGTGCTAAAGTTACAGTACAGGCTTGTGATAAAGAACCTGTAAGAGTAAGTGCCATTGCTCTAGCAGCATCACTTGCTCCGTCTGCCATAGTAAT